GGGGAGATTTCAGAGGGTGCAAGATGGGAACTGATAGTAAGGTTTGAAACGGATTTAGAGGCGGCTTTAAGTATGAAATTAAAAGTAGAGTATTCGGGTAGAACGTTTACGATTGATTCATGGGAGAAGATCGGAGAAAAGCGTTTTTACTACAAATTTATATTAAGTGAGCAGCGGAGTTAACGTAATAGGGTTTAAGGAGTTTCAGGCTAAGTTGAAGAACCTGCCAAAAGAGATTTCAGCTATTGCGGATGCCTACGTTCAGGATGCAGGGTTACAATGGGAGCAACGGGCAAAGCGTGCGGCCCCAGTTGATACAGGTCTTTTAAGAGGTGGGATTGTTTCGGCTAAGAAAGGTGAAATGACGGTTGAGATTACAAGTAATCAACTTTATTCACCTTATGTTGAGTGGGGAACCGGAACAAGGGTAAAAGTGCCGGCTGATTTACAGGCTTATGCCATCCAGTTTAAGGGTGTTAAAAAGGTTGTGGGCAGATACCCTAAACCGTACTTCTTTATTCAAAAGGAGCCTATAAAAAAAGAGTTGTACGAGAAGCTAAATAAACTGCTGAACACAACACGATGAAGGGTATATATAAAATATTGTCGCCAAGTGGGGCTGTCTACATAGGGCAATCTGTAAATATTGAAAATAGATTTGGTCAGTATAAAAGGTTGTCATGCAAGTACCAACATCGGCTTTATAGGTCTTTTTTAAAATATGGTGTTGACAAACATCAGTTCAGCGTTGTGCATGAATTACCAGTTGATGTATCGCCAATAGACATGGACAAAATTGAAGAATATTACATAGATGTTTACAGGAGTTCATTTGGCGAGACTATGAATTTGAAATCAGGCGGTAAGCATGGGTCGCATTCAGAGGAAACAATAAAAAAACTTAGAGGCAGGAAGTTTTCTGAAGATGCAAGAAAAAGAATGTCATTAGCTAAAAGAAATATGAGCGATGAAACAAAAAGACGGATGAGCGAAAATAGGAAAGGGAAGTGTATTGGTAATAAATCTGCTTTAGGGTATAAACATTCTGAATCAGCATTAGAGAAAATAAGGGAAGCGGGTAAGAATAAGTCAGAGTACACAAGAAAATTGGTTAGCGATAACATGAAAAGAATTTGGGCTGAACGAAAAATGTTAAAGTATGCGTGATACCAAAAAAATACTTCGTCACGCAGTATATAACGCACTTAGCGGGAATGTAACCTATGACGGTAATCCTATACCCGTATATGACGAAAAGAACGACAACGAGCCAATATACATTCTGTTGAGCAATCAACAGGAGTTTGACGACAATACTTCGGATGCTTTTATTACCCGTTCCACTTTGGATTACGAGGTTGTAGAGCAAACAGGTTATTCAGTGAGTAAGGATGCGATTGATGACATAAACGATCAGATTTTAACTATCATATTCCCTACTCCTTCGACTACCGGACTGACAATGCCGACAGGGTTTCAGTTTTTGAATTTAAGGAGGGAAAGTTCACGGAGTTTAGCGTTTGAGATTTCAGCGACAGAGAGCATAATCAGGAACATAACAACAATAACAGCAACAATAGTACAACAATAAAAACAAAGTAAAATGGCAGTAACAACAGTACAAGGGTCAAGCGTACCATTTGCGATTAGTACCGATTCAGGTTCTACTTATCGTACGCTTGTGTGTAACAAGGCATGGGGGTTCACTGGTGACACCACCGTAAATGAAGATGAAAGCGATTGCGGGCGGCACGTAGGCCTCGGAACAGCAAAGGCAAGTTTCTCTATTGAGGGTCTTTACAACACTACTCCGACAAGTGCAGAAATTTCCGGTGAGGAACTTCTGAGCCTGTGGGCAAACAAAACGCTTTTCGCAATTAAGGTTCAATACCCGGCATCAGGTTCTCCCGGTGGTGATTTATACATTCAGGGTAACGCTTACCTGACTAACTATCAGGTAAACAAGGCTACAAATAGTCTTATTTCATTTACAGGAACTATCCTGATTGATGGCAACGTAGATATTACAGTTTAATAACAAAAAATGAAATTAGAATTATTACCCCGTAAGGAGTTTGAGTTTACACTTGAATCCGGCGAAACGATCAAAGGCAAACACGGTACATGGTCAACTAAAAGGCTGTGTGATAAGAAAGGTTGGTCTATCATGGAGTTTATGGTTCGGTTTAACGATACCGATAAACTGACTTTAGATGATGTGTGTCAACTTTTACTGTGTGCCGTTGAGTACAAGTGGAGAAAAGACGAAAAAGGCCCGTTTCCGTACAATGATATGCACGCTTGCGAGTGGCTTGAGGGTTTAGGTGGGTTTGGCAGCGAGAAGTGGAATGAACTTATCGGCCACTTTGCAAGTGACATAGAAGAAAAAAAAAGTCAGGTGACGGAGGCGAACTAAACTGGAATGACCTGCAAATGGTTTGTTTCGGTTCGGGTCTTAGCCCGGATGAGTTTTGGGATAGTACGATTGATGAGGTTATCCTGACTTATAAAGGCAAGGTGATGGACTGGCGGGTACTGCGGAACGGATTTTTGTTAGCGGTCAGTCCGTATGTGAAAGAGGGCGAGAACTTATTAAGCAAATGGCCTCTCCCATTTGATGATGAAGAACCGGAGATGAGCGAGGAGGAAGCGTTAGAGGCATACAACAGAGCCAAAGAGGTAACGGAACAGTGGTTAAAGAGTAAACATGGCTGATTTAGTAAAAGCGATAATAACAACGGAGTTTAAGGGTCAGGCTGGTTTAAATCAGGCTGCTGCTGCCATCGGTAAGACTGAGGTTGCATTAAAGAAACTGACACCCGGAGCGAATCAGGCAAACTTTGCGTTAACCAACTTAGGCAGGGTTGCTCAAGATGCCCCTTTCGGATTCATCGGTATAGCCAATAATATTGACCCGTTAATCCAATCATTCCAACAGTTAAGAAAGGAATCGGGTAGCACCGGAGCCGCATTAAAGGCATTAGGAGCCTCATTACTTGGTGGTGGTGGCTTAATACTTGGAATTTCGTTAGTTACTTCTGCACTTACGTTCTTCTCTATGCAGTCACGAAAGAGTAAAGAAGATACAGAAAGGAAAACAAAGGCAATTGATGAAGCTGCACAAAAACAAAAGGAATTTGAAAACGCTATCAATGCGGCAAGTTCAGCAGTAGTAAACCAATCAAACAAACTTACTGACCTTAAGGGAATCCTGATTAGTACAGGTGAGCAACTTGGTGAACTGTCTAAGCAGACAATTAATCAGGCTGTTACTCAATACCTGTTTACTCAAAAACGGGAATTACTTGAAAAACTGATTGGAGAAAAACTCAAACAGCAGTTAGATACAGGTGAAAAGCTGTTAAAGAATTACAAGAATTTCCAGTTAACAGGTAACGAGGCATTCGGTAGAGAAACTGAGGTTAGTTTAGAGCGAATCAACAGGCTTGCTAAGGTTCTTGGCGTTACGTTCAATGATGTATTTAACAGCACATTTAATAAAGCCAAACCAGACAAATTAGAAGTTAAGCCAAAAAAAGTTGTAATAGACTTTAATCAGGATGTTACTGATAAGCAGGTAGAAAATCTTATCAAATATATGTTTGATAAGAGCGTAAAATTTGATTTTGTCGCTCCTATTCTTATACCCCCTGATGAAGCAAAAAGACAGGCTACTGAGTTCAATGATATATTCTTTAAAGAGGTAAGTCAATATACTGGTAAGACAAAGATTGATTTAGGCTTAGATAAGGCCGTTGCCGATGCAAAAGCAAAAGAAGCCTTTAATAAAGCTATTCAAAGCACATTTGAGGAAGGGTTTAATAATCTCAGAATTGAAGGTTTGTCCGGGCTTGCTGAATCAATAGGGTCTGTTTTTTCAGGTGGTGACTTAAAGAATGTTTTTAGCAACTTCCTTTCAATATTAGGGTCAGGGATACAGGCAATCGGTAAACAGGTTATTGCATTAGGTGTAACCGCCAAAGCAGTAAAAGCAGCGTTAAAAACAATATTTGTTAACCCTGCGGCTGCATTGATTGCGGGTGTTGGTTTAGTTGCCGTTGGTGCAGCGATTAAAGGCATAGCATCTAAGGGTATTGCAGGAGCAAGGGCATTAGGTGGCCCTGTTGGTGCAGGTAGATCGTACATAGTAGGTGAAAATGGCCCTGAGTTGTTTACGCCGGGGGTTTCAGGTAATATCATCCCGAATGGGCGGTTGGGTGGTGTATCTAATTCTTTCGGCGGGATGCAGGTGCAAGGGGTGTTAACTGGCAGAGGTAATGATTTAGTAGCGATAATTAGTGCAGCCGGAAGGAGCAACGGCAGATTAGGGTGAGTTACGGACTTGAATATAGAAGCGAATGGAAGATGATGAACGACACGGATATAGTTCGTGTTTCCATCTTTGATACCGATACCATCACGGATGACCCGCCAACTATCGTTAACATGGTTCCGTCCGGTAATCCTTTGACCATTTCCATCATTGACAACGACCGGGAGAAATACAAGGCTATAAAGTCACGTCAGGCGAAAATTGAAGTACTTACCTCCAACGAGGTAGGTTTTGAAACGTTCGCCGATGGGCATGACAATAAGTATAGGGTTGAAATCCGGTTGAATCCTGATGGTGATAATACTCCCCTATTCTTTGGGTTCCTTTCTTTAGCAGACAATCAGGAGGACTTTTTACCT